CAGCAGCCCTGTGCGCTGTGCTGGAATCGCATAGCATACAGGCGGGTCAACCCACCTCCATCATCTCTGCTGCAGACCCCCTGCAGGAGATGGATTTCAAATTCAGCAATAAACGAAGCCGAAAAGGCTACTAAATTTCAGTATCAGAAAGCATGACGAGGAGAAATAATGAATTGGATTGATGGATTACGACAATTTTTTACCTGGCAACACCGCCAACGGCTGGAGACCATCCCGGCTTTGCCCTTCAACCTGCCGCCGTATGAATCGCGCGACCGGCTGCCATACGACCAGCAGACCATTTTGCAAGAATCCCTGGAAGCCTGGCGCAGTAACCCGCTGGCACGCCGGATTGTGGGACTGACCAGCCAATACGTGGTCGGGGGTGGGGTGCGCATCACCTGCAACCACCCGGGCAGCGAGCAATTTCTGAAGAACTGGTGGGAGCACGAACTCAACCAGTGTGCCCTGCGCATCTATGAATGGTGCGATGAATTGACCCGATCCGGTGAGCTGTTCTTTTTACTCTCCACAGATGCTGCCGGGATGACCTATGTGCGCGCGGTACCGGCAGCGCAGATCACAGCGATTGAGACAGCGGAGAATGATTTGCAACAGGAACTGGCTTACCACCAGCAACTGGACGGGTTGGGTGAGGAACACACCTGGGCAGCTTATGACAGTCGCAGCGATTCCCCAGACCAGGCGGTGATGCTGCATTTCGCCATCAACCGCCCTCCCGGCGCGGTACGTGGGGAGAGTGACCTGGCACCCTTGCTGGTGTGGTTGAACCGCTACGCCATATGGCTGGAGGACAGGGCACGCCTGAACCGCTATCGCAACGCCTTTTACTTCGTGGTCAAGTCGCGCTTTTTGAGTGAAGCTGAACGTGCGGCCCGGCAGTCTGTCCTGAACGCCGTTCCACCCACGCCAGGCTCAATCCTGGTGACGGATGAATCGGAGCAGTGGGAGGTGATCCACCCACGTCTGGAGAGTCACGAAGCCAGCACAGACGGTCTGAGCATCAAGAAGATGATCGCCGCCGGTGCCGGGGTACCACTACACTTCCTGGCGGAACCGGAATCCTCCACGCGCAGTACAGCCGAAGCTGCCGGTGGACCAACCTTTCGGCATTTTGAGCAAAGGCAGCTGTTCTTCAGTGAGATATTGCGCCAGCTGGCTGTGGTCGCCGTGCGCCGTAGAGCCATGCTGGACAGGCGGGTGGATCCCGAAGCCAGCATTCAGGTGCAGGTAGCCGATTTGAGTGCCCGTGATAACGCCGCCCTGGCCATCGCCACGCAGGCTGCCAGCCGCACTTTCTTCGATCTCTTCGACCGTGGCTTGATCAACCGCGAAGAACTGCTGCGCATGGTCTACCGTTTTGCCGGGGAGGTGCAGTCGCAGGAAGCCCCGGCCATCGATCTGGATGATCCGGCGCGCCAGGCAGTCGGTAGTGGCGGAGGGGGACAACAGCGCTCCAGCAAGGTGATTGACCCCGAACAGGCAGAACCACGTGGGGTGGCCAGTTTGTAAACAGGAAAGGAGGTTTCAGCACATCAACCGATATGACCCTATTAAAAGGAAAGGAGAAGCAATGACAGAAGAAGTAGAACAATTTCGAACGCGGGTACAGCTACAGGACTGGAACCCGGCAACGACAGACAACGAAGAACACAACACACAAACAGCAGTTTTTGAGGTGACCGCCATCACGGCCGGCATTGGCAATGGCTGGAACTTCACCCAGGAAGCCTTGCGCGCCTCGCTGGGGTTGTGGGAAGGGGTGGAGGTCTTCATTGACCACCAGCAGCCACAGACCCACCGCAGCCTGCGCGATCTGGCAGGGGTGGCGTATGCCGCTCGTTATGACGAAAGCTGCCAGGGGGTGGTATTGAAGCTCAAGCCGTCCGGTCCCAGCGCGGAATTGCTGGAGCAGGTTGGAGCAGAATGGCTGGGAAGTCCATCGCCACGCCCCCGGGTGGGGTTCAGTGCCGATATCGTCTTCAGCGCCAGCGGCAAGATCGTCAAACAAATTATCAAAGTCATCAGTCTGGATCTGGTCTATCGCCCGGCAAGAGGTGGGGCGTTCAACCGGGTCTTACAACAACAAATTCAACCAATGGAGGAAAAAATGCAAAACGAAACAACGCAATTAAGTGAATCAACCGCAAGCAGCACAGTGGAAAGCCAACTCTCGCTGGAGGTGCAACAAATTAAGAGTAATCTTCTGGAACTGAAATTAAAGGAAAGCAACCTGCCTGAACCGGCGCAGAGCCAGGTGCGTAAACAATTCGAAAGCCGCCAGTTCGCTCTGGAAGAACTGGATCAGACCATTCAATCCCAGCGCGAACTCGTGGCAGCTTTGCAGGGACGCAGCGGTATACATGGTGCTGGCAGAATCGAGGAAATGCGCTCGGAGCGCGACCAGTTGCAGGCAGCGGCCGATGATTTACTGGGTGCCCCACGTGAAGCCAGCATGCAGAACACCCGGGTAGCACGCCTTTCCGGCATTCGCGAATTGTATCTGCGCATGACCGGGGATGTGGACTTCCATGGCAGAATGTCCGCTGAGCGTGCCCAGCTGGCAGATAGTGACAGCCTTTCGAACGTGCTCAAAAACAGCTTCAACAAGATCATGCTGCAGCAGTGGGAACAGCTGGGTAAAGCCGGCTATCGCTGGTGGGAGAAGGTGGTCAAAGTGGAACATATGGGCTCACTGCAGACCGTCAGCGGTATTCTGCTGGGTGAGGTCAGTGCTCTGGGTGTAATCTCGGAAGGCGCTGCGTATGGAGAGCTAGAGATCAGTGACAGTGGCGAGAGCAACACTTTCCGTAAGTATGGCGGCCTGTTGCCGATTACCCTGGAGATGATTGACAAGGACGAGACACACAAACTGCGCCAATTGCCACAAAAGCTGGCATCCAGCGCTATCCGTAACATCTCCAGTCTGGTGGCAGGATTGTTCAGCAGCAGCAGTGGCACCGGACCCATCATGGCGGATGGCGCGCACGTCTTTGATGCCATTGTGCATAACAACCTGGGTACTACCGCATTGAGCACAACCAGTTTTGAAGCTGCCAGCCAGGCTATCTACCAGCAGAGCATGATCTCGAACGACACCACCAAACCGATGCTGGCAGTGGATGCCCGTTATTTACTGGTGCCACGGGCTTTACGCCTGACCGCACGCCAGATCCTGTACCCGACCTTTGAACGCGAGAGCAATATCTTCTCGGAGAATATGCTGCGCGGAGAACTGGGCGATGTGATCACCGTACCGGATTGGACCGACGCCAACGATTGGGCTGCCATGGCCGACCCGAACCTGGTGCCTGGCATCATCATCGCAGAGCGCTTTGGCTTGATGCCGGAAATCTTTGTGGCTGATCAGGAAGTGGGCTTTGATATGCTGCACAATGACACGATCAATTTGAAGGTGCGGCATTTCCTGTCTGTTTTCGTGGCAGATTACCGGCCGTTGTATAAGGCCAATGTAGCCTAAAGGCAGGGGTTTGGGATTAGGGGTTAGGTGTTAGGGATTTGGATTCAGGATTCAGATTTGAGGATTGAGTTTTGAGTGTTGAGGTTTTTTTCGTAGGGGCGTGTTCTGAACCCGCCCGTACGGGGAACGCATTGGATGGACGCGTAGGGGCGTTCGGTTGTAGGGGCGTTCGGCCGAACGCCCCTACCGGGTGACATTTACGAAAGGAGAAAAATCATGCAGAAATGGAAATTGTTATTGGGGTCTCGGAAATTTTGGGCGGCGGTGATCGGGTTGGCCTTTTTGGTGATCCGGCATTTTGACCCGACCTTTGAGGTACCCGAGAATGAGACGATTGCGGTTGTGTCGGTGTTGGCAGCCTATATTCTGGGTGTGGCTGTCGAGGATGGATTGAGAGCTGACCGCTGACGGCTCATAGCTGAAGGCTGAAAGCTGGAAGGCAAAAGGCAAAAGGCTAATGAGAAAAAAAAGAGATTATCGGGAAGAAAGAAAGGAGTAAAAATGTTTGATCGATATTGTCTGGGGGTGGATGTGTCGTCCTGGCAGGCCACCGTCCATTGGGAAAAGTTGTATGAAAATGGGGTGCGTTTCGCGATCATCAAAGCAGCGCAGGGCAGCTACCGGCAGGATCCGCTGTGCCCTTCGCATCTGAAGGCAGCCCAGGCAGCCGGGATGCTGTGTGGCGTTTATCACTGGATGGACCCCGGCTGCGCCGTGAATGCCCAGATCAGCAACCTGGAACACCGCCTGAAGGGGCTGGATTACGCCTTTCTGGCGCTGGATGTGGAGCAATACTGGTCGGATTGGGGTGAATGGCAGAAGGGCTCGATCAGCAAGCGCTATCCCGGCAAGCTGATCAGCGACTGCGCGCAAGCCTGCGCCGATGCCATGCAGGCGAAGTTCCAAAAACCGGTGCTGATCTACACACGCGCCAGTTTCGTCAAGGAATATGCCCCGCAGATGGCTGAATGGTTGCCCAACTGGGATTTATGGCTGGCGCATTACCCCTACCACCCTGGCAGGATACACCTGAGCTGGGAGCAACTGAAAAACCACTACGTACCGGGCATCCCGGCTCCCGCGATACCGGATGGCTGCAAGAATTGGCGTTTCTGGCAATTCTCAGGGGATAAGTTCATACTGCCGGGGGAACAATCCGCGCTGGATTTGAACTTCTATCACGGCAGCCTGCAGGATCTGCAAGCCTGGCTGGGGCAACCCCAGTCGCCACACAGTCTGAGCCTGGAAGAAAAGCTTGATGCCCTCTGGCAGGCGCATCCGGAAATCTGGCAGGAGGTGCAGAATGCCTAGAGCAACCCGCAAGAGTAAAGT